AGCATCACGATCAGCATCACCATCAGCATCACCATCAGCATCACCATCAGCATCACCATCAGCATCACCATCAGCATCAGCATCAGCATCAGCATCACCATCACCATCAGCATCACCATCAGCATCACCATCAGCATCACCATTACCATTATCGGTTATATTCCTTATTTTGTTTACTTCTAATTTAAATTCATCTAAATACTCTTCAGTTAACCACCATTCTTTTCCTTTAGTTTCAAATATAATAAATAGTTCTACTACTTTTTCCCAATAAGTGGCATATTCTTCACCTAACTCTATAATATCATTGTCTTGTAAATAATCCAATCTTTGTTCTTCATAATCTTCATCTTCATCTTCCATAGAACCTTTGAAAATAAATTTATACATTTCTTTTTGATTACCAGAATTATTATAGTTTTCTACTGATTTACAGTATGTTGTATCATCTAATACTTGAAATTTATCAATAAATTCACCTAAAAGAAAAGCATATATGTGTAATTTTGGACTATTATTGGGCAATTCTTTTATTTCTTTTAAATTTTCTTTGAGGTAATGAATTGCGAATTTCTTTATTATAATATAAAAAGTTTCTAATGATGTTTTTGTTAAAAGGTAATCATGTCTATATCTAAATACTAAAGATAAGGCATGTGTAAAATTAAAAGGGGTGTTAAAATTAGATAAACCTCTAACATAGCCTCCAATCATTATTCCTAATATATTAAAAAATTTATTATCAACTTTATAACTTGGATTTAAATCTAATTTATGAGAGTGTTCATCTATAATAAAAATATTATTTAATTGAAATGTTTTATTTATTAAATTCTCATATAATGATTTTAATACACCCCCCCAATCTATAGCAACGCTTCCTACAACGGTGTAGTAAAAATTAAATAATATTTTAAAATTTTTATTTTGCTCAAAATTATGAGTATTATTAGCAACATTTACAATAATAGTATCTATAAATAAATTAAATTTTTCAATAGTTTCATCATCGTCTGCGTCATCTTCTAATAGCCAATCTGAACTCACATTTTTATTTTCCCCATTAAAACTATAATTTCTATCAAATTCTATTAGGTGTTTATCAATAACTAAATTTATATAATTTTCTTCACATATTTCTATATCAACAACTCTTTCAATTTTTATTAAACACTCTTTAACCTGTATCATTCTCACATCACCAATTCTCTCGCGCCGGAAGTAATAATCATAGTCAGCATAAGGCTCCGCAAGTAAACATTCTCGCAATTCTTCTCCTAGTTGACCCTCTGTAATTGGGTTGTCATTTAATTTTAATAAATCAATTGGTGTATCAAATAGTTCGTGAGGTAGTTCTTTAATTTTATTTTCGTTTAAATTTAATTTTCTTAAACTTTTTAAATTATTAATACTTTTATCTATTAAATTTATACTATTTATGTTACAATTTAATATTTCTAAATTTTCTAAAAATCCATCTCGTATTTCAGATAATTTTGTAAATTCATTACCATATATATTTAACTGTACTAAATCAGTTAAGTTGTTTTCTCCAAATAATTCTGGAAAAGAATCTTCTTCATTTGTTCCCAAACCAGTAAAACCTAAATCAAGAAATTTAAGTTTTGTTAATTTATTTAATCTATCTCCGGTAAAATATGGGTCACTTCTTCTAAAATTAAGTTCTTTCAAATTTATTAAATTTGATATTCCTGATATATTTATAGCAGTAAATAGTTTACTATCTGAAATATCCAAAACTTCCAAATTTGGGTATTTGGGCAAAAAATTAAAATTTGATATTTTATTAGTTTGTAAATTTAATTTTAGTAATTTATCATTATTAGTAGTTTGAATTATTTGTTTAATATTTAGTCCTTTTAAATCAACTTCTATTAAATTAGGAAATATTTCTAAATTTATTATGTTGAGGTTACCAGAATATTTATTTAAATTTAATACTTCCAATAATGGAGCTAAAAAATATACCCCAACACCTAAACTATTACCATCAATAATAACATCTAAAGGTAACTCTACCGATGAAACAGACTCTTTTGATATTAAATTTTTTAAATTCGGCCAACTTTTACCAATTAAAATATCTAATAATTTTTTACATTTATTCATTTTAAGTTCTTCTATCGTCTCTGGTAAAATAATTTCTTTAATATTTTTACAAAAACTAATATCTAAAATTTTTAATTTTGGTAATACCGTAAAATCTATAATAATATTTTTTAAATTAATATTAGTCATTTTTAAAGATTCCAAATTAGATAATTTAGATTCTTCTAACATTTTTATAAAATTAATACCATCCAATTTAGTGAAACTTATATCTAAAACTCTTAATTTATTTAATCCAAAAAGACTTCCACCTATTTCTTTAATTTTACCATAAAAGTGTAACTCTTCCAAATTAACTAAAAGCTTAATATCGAAATTTATTTTTTTTAATTCAGTAAAGTAAATTTTTAATATTTTTAAATTTGTTAATTTTAATATTTCAATTGAGAAAACACTAATTTTATAGGGTAAAATTAACTCTTCCAAATTTACTAATGATGATATATTTTCATAATTAATATATCCTCCATCCTCACCATCTTCATTTGTCCCTAATATCTCGGTTAAATCTAATTTTTTTAAATTTACCAATCTTTCCAGAATTCCTAAATTTATAAATTCTCCTAAATTTTCCCCAAATCTATATATAATTTTTAAACTTTCACAATCGTCAGGAATAGTATTAATAAAACTCTCTTCCATTAATGATATCCGAGCACTCATCTCCGCTTCAGTCATAGATAAATAGTTAGGATTTATATAATCTATTATAAATTCCATTTAATAATATAATATAATAATATAATATAATATTCTATTTATTATCTATATTATTATCTATATTATTATCTATATTATTATCTATATTATTATCTATATTATTATCTATATTATTATCTATGTTATTATCTATATTATTATCTATGTTATTATCCCCATAAGGGTAACTATAAATAGGATTATTATATGAATTAAAATCTCTTATTTTGTTATTATTAGATAAAGTTAAATATAAAAATATAATAATTATTATTATTAATAATACTACAACAATTAGTGTTATAAATCCGGAACTTATTATTTGTTTACTTTCAAAATAAGTTGTATTAGGAGTGGTAGTCATAGAACTTGTAGGAGTTGTAGTCATAGAACTTGTAGGAGTTGTAGTCATAGAACTTGTAGGAGTGGTAGTAGGAGTGGTAGTAGGAGTTGTAGTAGGAGTTGTAGTCATAGAACTTGTAGTCATAGAACTTGTAGGAGTGGTAGTAGGAGTGGTATTAGGAGTGGTAGTAGGAGTTGTAGTAGGAGTGGTATTAGGAGTGGTAGTAGGAGTTGTAGTAGGAGTGGTATTAGGAGTAGTAGTAGGAGTGGTAGTAGGAGTAGGAGTAGTAGTAGGAGTGGTAGTAGGAGTGGTATTAGGAGTGGTAGTAGGAGTGGTAGTCATAGAACTTGTAGGAGTTGTAGTCAAATAACTTAAAGATTTGGATCCTTCAATTGAATTTTTAGAAATGAAAAATGAATTATTATGATATGTGTGTCTAAAACTTTTAAACGAATTTATTTCTAAACCATCAATAGATATAGAATGACATTCTTCATTATTATTACAATTATTTAAAGTCTTATTAAAACAGTCATTATTACACAACGGTTTATTAATAGAATCATATGATAGTCCTTTACCATTCATATAAAGAGTATAATTAGGAAATATATATTTCTCTATATTATACGCACATCCTAATTGACATTCATTAACATTTATAGAATTATTGTTTAAACAATTACACGTCATATTTTCTTCGAAAGAATTACAGCCTTGGACACATGAATCTAAATTGTCATTATTTACTCTGAAATAACAATACGTATCACATCTAAAATAATAACTACAATCATATGCGAAAAAAGGAAAGTATGAGTTAGAATCATACTGGTATGCGTATTCTAAAGAATAATAAACATCATCTTTTCCGTAAATAGAAATTATATTTCTGTATTCATCTAGGTGTTTATTATTTTGACAAAAGAAATATAAACGAATAAATCTTACTGGTATATTAAAATCAATAGACGCCAAATCAAAACTAGAAATATTATTATTTAATTCACCCAAAAAAGTAAAATTTTTACCATCAAAACTTACACTTATATTGGCATTAATACTAGAATTTAGATAAGTATTAATAAATATATCATCACCATCTTTATTTATAATAACATCATCCGTTATTGTTAGAATTATAGAATTTTTATGATAAAAAGATAAATATGTAAATGGATTACTTCCTAAAATAAATTTAAAATCAACATCTTTATTAGAATCGCTATTTATCATTCCACCATTTAATCCAGGATGATCTATATTTCCTCCATCCGTAAAATATATAACTTTATCTACATACCCATCATTAATATAATATCTATCATAACCAAAATATCCTGGTATAATTTGTCTACAACCATCTGGTTCAATCATTCTAACAGAATAAGAACCTTCAGGTATACCATAAAAATCAAACAAAACATCATTATAAGTATAATTAAAAGGTTCGTTCAAATCTAATTTACCATTCAAATTTAAATCTAAATACACAGTTGTAATTTTGTAATCATCATTAGTTGATAAAACTATACCACTTATAACAGATTCCTCCAAAGGAGGATGATGAAAAATAACTTTTTTAAAACTTAATGTTGTTAAATTGGTTTCCTGGGTTCCCGTTATATTGGATAATAAACTACACGTATTTTGATATAAAACGTATCCTAGACATTTATTAATTTTATTACATTTTAATTCACAATCGGTAGTATTTCCCTCAAAATTATTTATAATATAATTATTATCAAAACTATTAAAAAATAGTTGATTATCATATGCTAAAAAATAATCAATACTAATTGATTCATTTATTTTATATTCGTGAATGGGTTGATGAATATAATTATTAGCAGACACGAGTAGAGCAATCAAAAAAGATGAAATCATTTTATTTTATTTTATTTTATTTTATTTTATTTTATTATATTTTATAATATATTTTATATTTATTTTATATTTATTTTATATTTATACCATTTAAGTTATTTTTTTTGTAAGTTTTCACTTAATAAAATCATTGAACTTTCTTTCATTAGTTTATCCTTTAATTCATCGTCATCCTCATCAAATTGTGTTTGGAATTTTTTATATCTAGTATTTAATAATTTGTTTAAATCATTTGAAGCAATATTTTCATAAAAATCGTCTAATCTACAATAATTAGTTTGTATTAATTCACTTACCACCTCATCCTTATCTTGATATTTCCATTTATTACCTCTAAAAACTTTAATCATTTTATCTTTTTTATTAGTTAATTTTATATTCCAATTTTCAGGTCTTTTATTACTAAAATGAACGTGTTCAATCATTTTTTGAACCATACCATATGGTAATTTAACCCATTCTAATTTTTGGTCTTCTGTAATATGTGATAAATCCTCGTGTCCGTAGCAATTAAGAGTTATATTTGCCGTATTATTTGTAGTATTACCGGCTTTCTTTATTAATTCATTTATATGTTTATGTAAATCTTTACTTTCTTCTTGATATCTTTCTCTTTCTAGTTGGTTTCTTTCTCTTTCTTCTTTAAACATTTGTTTTAATTCAGATAATTCTTTTTTTTGGATGTCCTGTTGTTCTTTAATTTTACAATTATTTTTTTTATGTCTACTTAGATGACTTGAACTAGTAAAAGTTTTGTCACAATAATCACACATAAAGTTAATATTTTGTATTTCACACATATTTATATTTGTAGAGTATCTCACTGGTCCAATAATTATACTTTTCTCACCATTTTTTTTATGTTTATTAGTATTCAAATGTCTATTATAATGTGGTTTAATTTTTGTTTCATAATCGCAACACTTACAAATATATAATGGCATATATTATTAATTAATATACTTTTTATATACTTTTTATACTTTTATACTTTTTTTTTACACATTTTTATAAAAATATACTTTTTTTACACATTTTATAAAAATATACTTTTTTTACACATTTTATAAAAATATACTTTTTTACACATTTTTATAAAAATATACTTTTTTTTAATATAAATTTTATCAAATTATAGTTTTTATAATCCAAAATATCTTTTTTCAAAATTAAGGGTATGTTTTGGGTCCAAAAGGGTATGTTTTGGGTCATATCGTGAAAATTAAAGGTTTTTTTGGGTATGTTTTGGGTCCAGCTAATAAGAAAAAAAGGTATATTCGAGTATTTTACACTACATACATCGTTATTATAAAAAATGTATATTACAATTTATTGATTTAATAAATATTTTTCTTATTATTCTAAATTAATTATACTTATTATTTAGTAACACAATCCTATTATGCGGTTAAATATAATTATGTGGTGAGTTTTTATACTTTTTTATATACCTTTTTGTCCAAATAATATACTTTTAGTATAATTTATAGTTTACAAATATACTTTTTTTTTACAAATATACCTTTTTTTTTTAGTATATCCTTAATTGTCTTAATAATAATATACCTTTTTTTATTTTTTGTTACCTAAAATATACTTTTTATACTTTTTTGAACCTTTAATATTCTCGCAAAAAGGGGGGGGCGGCGGCCAAATAAAGTTTTAAAAAATGAATTATATTATATTTTTATTCTTTATTTGTAAATCTAGAAGAATTTAAATATAAATTAAAATAATGGAGATCTTAATAAAGGTGGTTATATTTTATTATACAATAGTTTTTAAATGTGTAAAATAAGAAGTCTCTTATATTTTGTAAATAAAATTGATTTATTTTAATTAATATTAATTAAAATATAATATGAGTAAAATATTTAGTTTTAAAACAGGGGCACAAGTAATTTATCAAAAATTACTAAATCATAATGTTAAAAATGTATTCCTTTATTCAGGGGGTAGTATTATGCCTCTCGTAGATCAATTTTATAATAAAAAAATAAATTATTTTGTAAATACACACGAACAAAATTGTGGTCACGCCGCGACAGGATATGCTAAAAGTTCTTCTCAAATGGGGGTAGTTATAACTACTAGTGGACCAGGATTAACAAACACTATTACACCTATGTTAGACGCACAAAATGATGGTGTTCCCCTTTTAGTAATTTCGGGACAAGTGGGAACAGAATTTATGGGAACAGGCGCTTTCCAAGAAGCCCCTGCTACCGAACTAACTAAACCTTTTACTAAATTTAGTTATTGTATTAAAGATGTTACTCAAATTCCATATATGATGGATTACGCAATTAATCTTACACAGGAAGGACGCCCAGGAGTAGTTCATTTGGATTTACCAAAGGATGTATTATTGAAAAGTTTTAATTATTTAGAAGATAATTATAAACCAGTAAAGCAAGAAAAAACAATTCCATTAGATCAAATAATAGAAGTTGCTAAAATTATTAATAAATCTAAAAAACCAATATTTTTTTTAGGTAAAGGATGTCATTCAAATATAAAAAAAATAGTAGATAAAACTAATATTCCTTTTACTACAACAATTCATGGTAAAGGGATTATTTCAGAAGATAATTATAATTCATTGGAATGGTGTGGTATGCACGGGTCACCAACTTCAAATTTTGCCCTACAAAACGCAGATTGTATTATTGGTATAGGAGCACGATTTGATGATAGAACCACGGGTTTAGTTGGTAAATATGCCCCAAATGCGAAAAATATAATTAATGTTAATATTGATAATGATTGTTTTGGTAAAACAATAGAATCAAATTACAATATAAACATAGATTCAAAAGATTTTATTGAGGAAATAGAACCACTATTAGAAAAAGATATATCTAGTTTAGAATGGCAAAATTATTTAGATGAATTAAAAGTAAATTATAAATTTAAATATAGAAGACCTAAAAATAACAAATTAAATACACCAATGGTTATTTCAAAAATTAACGATTTAACATTAGATAAAGATACCATTATTAGTACAGGTGTTGGTAATCACCAAATGATGACTTATCAATTTATTAAGGGAAATTATCCAGGTAAAATTCATTCTTCTGGTTCCCTTGGTGTTATGGGTGCAGGATTACCATATGCCATAGGAATACAAATTGCTAATCCAGATAAATTGGTTATAGATATTGATGGTGATTCTAGTTTTTTAATGACTATGAGTGATATGAAAACTGCTGTTGAAAATAATTTACCAATTAAAATTGCTATAATGAATGATAGTAAACAAATGATGGTTAATATTTGGGAAAGACTATTTTTTGAAGAGAGATATACCGCAACTATTAATACAAGAAATCCCAATTTTAAAGAAGTAGCAGAAGGATTTGGATTAAAAGGGTTTAGATGTTCTAATTCTAAGGATTTAGAAAATATAACTAAAAAATTTTTGGAAACAGATGGACCGGCATTATGTGAGTATATTGTGGAACCTGAAATATGTTTACCACTTGTAGGTCCTGGAAAAGCGTTAGATGAAATGATAATGTTCGACGATTATCATAATAATACTAAAAAAATTAATATTGATAAAAATTATATTCCTTCATAATTAATGGTTAAAACTCATTTATGTTTCATAATTAAAATTAGACATTTAATTAATTTATATTGGGTGGGATATTCTTTATATCAATCGTCAACATGTAGTCATACTTAATATTTTTTTCAAATAATTCTATTATTGGAGATAATACACAAATAAACATTTCTTTTTCTTCATCTGTTTCTAATTGTGTGTTTCTATAAGTTTCTAAATTTTTAAATACACTTTTGGTTTGATACTTAATATTAATAGAATAGATAGTTTCTATATATTGTAATGACGTCCATACGGTGTGTTTTGTAAATTCTCTCGTTTTATATGCTTCATTATCATCTATTATAAATTTTTTAATATTATTTATAAATGATTTTTTTCTTATTTTATTAATTTGTCTTTGTTCTTGTTCGTGTTTTACACTTTTTAAACCATATTTATTATACCAAGAGAACCCTTTTAATAATATATTATATATTTTTAAACTATATGAACAATTATTACCAATAATTTCTGAAAAATCACCTAAACTAACAGTATTATATTTTAAATGTTTAGCTATGTCAATAGCATTTATAAGATTTTCACTACCCTTAATAGAACATTTATTTAATTCTTCTATCCATAATTTTTTTTTACTATGGTCAAATT